AAGCATCGTTTAAGTATTTCCAATCAGTTTTGTAGAAATCATAAGATCCTCTACGGAAACCGCTAAACCCTAGGTTTAATGCCATTTCTTCAGAGTTTTCAAATAATCCATAAGCAGTACCACCTTGAGCACCAGTAGAAACGCCAGCTAGCATACCGTCAATTTCCAAAGAAGTTGCACGATTTAAGAATAGCATGTTTTCTTCAATAGCTCCTTGAGTATCTAGATTTTTTAAGATATTATCAAAGTCATCTAAGTTAGCTCCGCTAAAAGCAACCTCAACGTTTCCTCTGTCAGCTACAGCTGCGAATAAACCTTGTGTACCTTTATAGCCATCAGTTAAAGCTTGTGAACCAGCAGCTGCTAATTCTCCTTCAACTACACTCATTTCCAAGTAATCTTCAAAACGTAAACGAGTTTCAGATTCAGCTTTTAAATACCATAAGTATCCAGATGTTCCATCTTCAGTAGCAACTTCTACCCAACCGATTTGAGACATATCAGATCCGTTAATGGTGTAATTGTTACGAATAATAACAGGAGAATTGCTGTATTGAGTAAAAGTAGGATCAATACTAATGTTTTCTCCTTTTGTGGTAATCTCACCAGCAGCTCCACTCCAATTAGTTATTGAAGATCCTTTGCCAAATTCAGAACCATATACAAACATTTTTACTCCAGTAGCAGCTAGAGAACTTGTATCAGCAGCTGTATAAGGTGCAACAACCACATTTCCGCTTACTGGATGTGATCCTGTAACTACAGCTTTTAATTCAGCTCCAAGAGCATCTAAAAGAACAACAGTTTGTCCTGGAGAAACAACGTTTTCAACTAACGTGCCATCAAGAGCAGTACCTCCAACTGGAATACCAATAGTATTTGTTCCACTTGTGTTAGTGCATCCATCATAAGCAATGTGTAAACGATTTTGTTCTGACCAGATAACTTGATCTGATGTCATTGGCATTTCAGCTCCAACCATACGTAAGAATCCAGATAACGTTCTGTTTCCATAACGCTCTACTTCTTGTTCGTAAATTTCAGGTAGATACTGTTGTGCAAAGTCTTTTCCAGTTCCAGTATTAAACTGCAAGTAGTTAGACTGTAATAATTGTTGTGATTGAGACGGTTTAATAGTCCCAAATGTAGGGGATAATGTTCCCATAATAATTTAGTTTTTAATTGTTAAATTTTCTTGTTTTAATTTTAAGCTTTGAAGAATCTAAACCGCTAACTGCTTTTACTTTAAACCCATCAATAAATACATTACCATCTTGTGTTTTGCGAGGCTCTGTACTTATGTTTTTAGATTTAGCTAATTGACCTTTAATAGCGTCAGTTTTACCCTGCTCATAAAAGTGATTAGCAATTGTATCTGCATTTCGCGCAGCGTATAAAGCTTTATGATAACCTTTTGTATCTACGACTTCTCCTTTATCATTTAAGAACGTCTTAATGAAAGTGGATATATCTTTTTGGTTATCAGCAACCTTAACAGGGTCTTTTATACCATACCTAAATTTCTTCTCTCCAACTTTAAAATCAAAACCTTTGAATTCATTGTTAAGAAGCTTGTTTGTTTGGTCGTGGAACCTACTTTGGTTAACTTTATTGAGCTCTTGCTCTTCATTATATCGGTTAAAAAAGTCCATAGCTTTTTGTTGCTCTTGATTAACTCCAGGTCTCAACTTGATCTCTGCGTAGTATTTATCTTTAAGCGAATCCAAATAGTTCTTGGCTTTTGCAACTTCTTCTTTATATGCAAGCTTTTTCTTTCGAATATCTCTTGCTTCGTCTAAATCTTCATCAAATTTAAAAGAATCTTCAATTACAAATTGAATTTCTTCTGAATCTAAATGAGGTTTAGATTGTTTGTAGTATTCTATTAACAATGCTTCACCGTTTACATTGCTATAATCAGCATTTAATCTAGCATAGTCTTCAACAGTCCCACCAGTTTCCTTCATAAAAGCTACTAGTTTTTCTACGTTTTCTGGTAACTCTTGTGTTTCTGCTTGCGGTAATACTTTTTCTTGTTCCTGTGAGGTGTTGGGACTTTCAGTGCCTCCAACCATTGTGACCTCTTCATTATTATTGTCTTCATCTTCTACTAGTTCTATAGGAGATTCTGCTACTTCTTCTTCGGTGGCCCGTACTTCTTCAACCACTCCTTCGCTGTTGCCACTGTCTTTTGATTCTTCGACAACAACATCGCTATCATCTGTCTCTTGTGTTTGAACGGCATCTTCTTCTTGTTTTTTACTTAAATCTATTTTAGTAATTTCAGGTACTATATTTCCCTGGCCTTTAATCTTAGGGGTTTTAGTTTTTAATTTAAACTCTCCTTCTTGTTTTACTTCTTCTGACATAATATAATATAATAAAAATTAATAATTCCCTATCTTGGGGTAAATTGCTCTAAGCCAAAACCATCTAAGTTATCGTTACCAGATGATTCAAAGTTTTTAGGCAGTAGATCGTTTTGTCTTTGATCTATAAGTTCACTCTGTTGAGTGCCTTGCATCTGTAATCTTTTGTCTTTTCTATCTTCTATTTGAGCTTCTTTTTTTGATGCCGCTTGAGCTTGCATTTCAGCTAGTTTCATTTGATAACTAAACTCTTCAGCCATCAAACCTCTTTTAATATTAGCCTCTTGCTCCATGCGTTCTATTTCAAACTGAGACTTAGCTTGTTCTATTTGAACCTCTGTTTGTGCTAAAGCTTGTTGTTTTTGTACTTCAGCTGCCGCTGCTTTTTCAGCAGACTCGGCATTAGCTTGAGCTTGAGCCTGTATATTTTCCATTTTAGCTGCTCTTTCAGCTGCTTGATTTTCAGCTTGTCTAAACTTTAATAAAGTATTAGCTAGCTTTATATTTTGTATTTCTCTTATATCTATAGCATCAGCTAACTTTATGCCACCTGATTGTAAAGCTATTTGTATGCTTTTTTCTAATTGAGCTTTATCTTCTTCGTCCGGTTCTAAATCTAAAAATATGCCAAACTCATGCATAGAAAGTGTGTCTATTTCTTTTAAAGTAGCTACATTAAAAGCATTTATACTGTTTAATAAAGATGCTTTTGTTAATGGAAATTGAAGCATATCGCTTACTCTTAAGCTTATATTTTCACAAGAACGTATTGTTAAATACATTAAAGACTGTAATATATGTTTCGTAGCTGTATTAGAATTTGCTGCAGCAAGTTTTTGTAAACCAACTAAAGCGTTTTTATCTGGAGCACTTCCGTCTCTAGCTTCATTTAATCCAGTTACATCACGTATCATTTGTAAGTAGTATTGATACGTTTGAATCATCGCTTGTATTTTAGATATACCTGAAGAGCTTTGAAGTTCTTGAATAGGTACTTTACCTCTATTCATTTCGCCGTCTTGAGTAAGTGATCTACCTACTATAGTACCAGTCTGAAAATACATATTTAATGCTTCTGCTGGATTATAATTAGTTCCATTACCTAAGTCTACTTCTGCTAAACCATCAACATCAACATAAACACCGTCTGGAACTAATCTAGCTAAAACTTGTTGTAGTTTTAAATGAGTTAATTGAATCATATCAGCAAAACCAGTTGTTCTACTTACTATAGACTCAATGCGCCCTTGATACATTCTAGGAGCAGATATTATATAATTCATATTAACCTTAGTAGTATCTCCATAAGGTCTTGTCATGTTTTCAGATAATTTCCATTCAAGCATAGTATCTTGCATGCCTAAAATTTTTGCTCCTGTATAAAGCACTTCGATAGATCTCGAAACTCTTTCAAAGTTATCACTTTGCGGTGGATTAAAAGTATCAGGCTTTTCTAATGTTTTTTCTAAACCTTGCTCAGTTTGTTTTATTTTAAATACTTGATCTTGATACGTTTTGTATTCAAAAAACAATACTTGATGTTGGTTAACATCACTATTTACTTGCCAATCACTTTGAGCATAGTTTTGTCTACCTGGATATTTTTGTATTCTTTCTAATTCGTCATTAGTAAGACTTGGGAATAACTTTTTTATTTCAGGTAATGTTAAACTTTTAATTTCACCTACATAATAAATATCTTCAAAATTAGGATCATCAGTAGCTGAATAAACTAAATTAGCTGGATCAACATAATCAACAGTAATGCCTTCAGATAAATTAAAACTAGTTTTAACAGATGATATACCTAAAACTGTTAAATCATAAGCTAGTCTTTTTTTTGTTTCTTCAAACTTATTAGAGTTTAAAACATTGTTTATTACTTCTTCTTCTGCTATTTCTATACTCTGCTTATAATTAAGCTGCATGTATAAATCTAACTCGTCTTTATCTCTAGGTAAATTATCTGGGTCAGCAGAAGCATAAAAATTTTGTCCAGTAGCTTCTGATAATTGATCTATATAAGCTTTATTTTTAATATCACGTATAGCGTTAGAAGCAAAATCTGTTCTTTGTTTTAATGCGAAGGGATCAGAAGCAAATGAATTTAATTCATAACCCTTATCTGTCATTCCATTAACAACTATATCTACAAACTTAGATAAAACAGGTATTGGTTTCCAGTCTAAATTTAAATAAGATAAATCACCATTATTTGATAATTCGTCTTTATATTTCTGTATAGGTTGTTCACCTCTAGCATATAATCTTAGTCTATTAAAATTCTGGAAATTATAAGAAAACCTATTCTGCCCACTGTTATTTCTAAACCACTCTTGCTCAATAGCGTTTCCAACAGCTAAACCATATTCAAATGATTTCTTTTCTTCTTCAGGTACGACCTGATCTGGAAAGATGCTATTATTATTAGTATAGACCATTTATTTATATTATTTTTGAATTCACTCCCGTGTTATTATATTTTCTAAAACCTAAAGAAACTTTTGATATTGTTCTTTTTGCTACAGGCGTATATCTATGTTTATTACAAGCCATTATAGCTAACCCAGAACTTATAGAAGCATCATGCTTTGTTCTATTGTTAATGTTAAATTTAGCCCAGTCTTCTAATGTTCTTTGAAAATAAGTGTCGCCATATCCTTCTGTAAGTAAACCAACATGATTTTCTATATAATCTTCAATAGCTGCTGCGTGGGCTTGTTTTATATCTTCACTTGAATTAGGAATACCGCCTATTTCTTTTTCTGTTACTGATAATTTATGCATTACTTTATCTGGTCTATTCATTGAATAGCCTCTGTAACCTCTTCTTTTTAAATAATATAAAAGTCTAGGTTTATTGTTTTCAGCTAGTATAGGCATTCCATAAAAAACTAAAGCCATTAAAACATCTTCAAAAAATATATCAGCTGTTTGTGGTCTTGATATATACTCTAAAAAGAATAAGTTAGGTGGCACATCTTCCATTGAAAATTTTGTTAATCCGTGTAAAGCACCCTTAGATCCTTTGCCGTCAACTGTACCGGATATATCATAACTATCACATCCAAAAGCCCCACAGTGTTCATTACCAGGATATTTTGTATTGTTTTTTATATTATATCTATTTTGTAAAGCAATTGGCGGAACCCAGCTGACTAAAAATCTTCCGTTTTTATTAGGAACAAATAATACTCTTGTATCTTTTATTCCATTTTCCCATTGAAAACTACCTTGTGTAACTACATTAGTATTACGCAAGTCTTCATTATAATCAATTTGCTCGTATATTTTAGTTAAATTAAACAAAGACTCTTTAGCTTCGTCACGAAATGCATGCTTCTCGGTTCTTGGAAACTGTCTATAATATTCGTTTAAACCGTCTTGATCGTCTTTTAATCCTTCAACTTCATTTTCCCAATGCGATATAACACCTATATCAATTTCGTCGCCGTCAATGCCTTTAATTGGTTTTTTCGGAGTGTCAAATACAGGTAATCCATAAGAATCAATGTATCCTTCGTAGTTCCATTCCATAGGAACGAACAAACTATATAGTCCTGAGCTAGTCTGACCATTGCGGTTTCTTTTGTTGACGTCCGAAGCTTCGTATAATTTTTTAAAGTTTTCTCCACCTTTGTCTAATGCATTTGAAGTAGAACCCATCATACATTTGCCGACGATCCTTCTACCTAATCTTAACGTTGTCTTCGTGACCCTCCAGTTGTTGAGGATGTTGTCCGGTCTCTCCCATTTACCCGATTCATCGTGGACGAGTAATTTGAGTTTCTCTCCGTCGTACGAGTTGTCTCCGGTATTCTTCCAGTCGATGGTCGTATCCAATCCCTCTTGTATATCTTGGTCTGTCTCTTTGATCGAGTTGCGCGTGAGACGTTTAGATGGGACTTTATACGATAATTCTGTTTTGGGACGTTCCATACCGTCTTGTATCGGTTTAAAAAAGAATGGGTAGTTAATTGATATGGGTACAACCTTATCCGTGAACATCTTCTTAGCGTCAGCTCCCGACTTAGAGAGTATTCCAAACCTAGAATCTCTCGATATTGTTGCCTGGTTAACTGTGTCGGATGAAGCCATGAAACTAAACCCGGACCGTCTGTTCTTAAGATAACACATTCCGTAGGATCTACTATCAGATTTGCATGCTTCCCAAAATATGTAGAATAATCTATTTGATTCCCGAAAGTCTGCGTGCCCAACATCAATTTTGGTCCACTGCAAGTACATGTAATGAG